CCCGAGCGCGTCCGACGAAGCGCCCGTCTGTTCCGCGATAAACCGCCATTCCGCGAACCGCTCCACGGAAACGCCGAGCGCGTCCGCCTGCGCGGCGACCTCGGCCTCCCCCTTGGCGACCCCGACGAACGCGGCGGACGCGTCGGCAAAGGCCCGCCGGAGAGCGGAGCCGAACGCCGCGGCCTTCTCCAAGGAGGACTTGAGCGAGATCCCGTCGACCTCAAACCCCAGTCTGGTGAGTATCTGCTCTCCGGCTACAGCCATCACGCACGTTCCTTTTCTTTCGCCGCCATAAAGCGGCGTTCGTTCTCTTCCTGCACGGTCAGGGCGTCGTTCATGAGCGCCACGTCCTCAAGCGAAAGCGTGCCGTCCTTGAGGCCCTCATACCGGCACAGCCCCCGCAGGACCGGCCTCATCAGCCAGTCCTGCCCATCGGGGAGCGTTACCCATCGGATTCCGCAGCCTTCCCCGCACGGTTCAAAACCGAGGGGAGGTCTGCGAAAAAACCGGACAGGTTGTCTTTCAGGACATGCGCCGCGATGCCGAGCAGCATGGTCAGATCCAGCGGGAACATGACCACGCCGTTCACGCGCAGCCTGGCGAAACCGCCCGTATCCTGCCGGATCTGCGTCACGTCGAGGCAGGCGTTCAGGATGTAGTCCACATCGGCGTCGGGCAGCTCGCCCACGGTGCGGGCCAGCGGGCCGAGGAAGGCTTCGGGGTCGCCCGCGCTTCCGGCGAGGGCCACGAGCCGCTCGGTCACCGGGGCCAGACGCCGCACCACATGGAGCTGCTGGAAGGCGTTCAGCCTGCCGGAATCGAAGGTCTTGTCCTTGATGGTAAACTGCATGGCTACATCCCCAGCAGGAAGGAAATGGACCCGGCGTTGAACGTCCACTCCACAGCCCCGGCATCGGTGCCGTAGGTGATGGCGGGCTGCTTGGCGAAGGCGCAGTTCTGGCAGGTGATCACGTCGCCGCGCGCAACGTCGCGGATGACGATGGTGTTCATGCCGTGCTGGGCGCCGGTGGTGGTCTGGAGGTTGTACATGATCTGGAGCGCCGCGTTGACGCTGGAGGTCTTGAGCAGCTTGACCGACACGGTGCCGGATTTGTCGCCGAGCAGGCTGTGCATCACGGAGCCGTCGGCCCCGACGGTCATCTTGCTCCGCTCGCCGGCGGGCGTGACGGTGATGCCGCCCTGTTCGACCCCGGCCTCGTCTCCGGCGAGGGAGACGTTGCCGCCCGGCCCGTAGATGGAAGCCTGCACATCGAGAAAGCTATACGAATGTCCCATGGTTTTCCGTCCTCAATCAGCGGTTGACGTCGATCTGCACGTCGACGAAATGGATGGCCCCGGCAAGCTTGGCGGCGATCTGGATGGGCGGGCACTTGCGCTGCTCGCGCTCGGACTGCGCCTGTTCGGCCACGGGGGTCGTGTATACGTAGTAGCCCTTGTCGAGATAATCGCCGCGTTCCAGCAGGCCGAAACCGTCGGCGTTCCACGTGCCCGGAGCCACAAGGCCGTTGTTCACGGCTTCGCCGAGCACGGCCTCGATGCAAGTGATGATCTGGTTGGCGCCCGCGTCGGTCTGGGGGATCTTGGCCTTGGACTGGTAGAGCAGGTTCCAGGTTTCGGACTGGATGGCGTTCTGAAGCCAGTCGAGGCCGTGGATCTCGTCGAAGTAGGCCGGACCGGACATCACGCCTTCCTGGAAAATGGCGGTATCGTTGTCGTAGGCGGCGAACACGTTGCAGCGCTTGGCTTCGAGGGCCTGCGCCTGCGTTTCGGTGAGGCCCTCGGCGACGACGCCGGGAAGCTGCTTGAACTTCAGGGTGATGGTGCTGCGGTTGGCCGAGAAGTTCACGGTGAAGGCGCGGCCGAGCGCGGAGACGATGGCGTAGGGGTTGCGGCTGTAGGCCACGATGGTGCGCTTGCGGGCCAGCTCCTTGAGCTTGCTGGCGGCGTCCTCGGCGTATCCGGCGTCCAGCGCGCGGCTGTCGGTGACGGTGACGCCGTAGACGCGGGCCTTGGCGGAGGCTTCGACAAAGGCGGCCACGTCAAGGTGATCCTCGACGGCCAGGCCCTCGTCGGCAAAGACGCAGCCGTACCAGTCGCCGGACTTGTCGGCCAGCGCGGCCACGGCTTCCTTGGCGGTTTCGCCGTCGGTGCCCGCGACCGGGGGCAGGCCGGTGGAGGCGGTCATGCGCAGCAGGGCGGAAATGTCGGTCCCGGCGGGCTCGGACAGCGGGGCCAGATAGCCGATCCCGGCGGAAGCGCCCAGCGTGCTGGTCTTCATGGCGAAGCGCTGCCCGTCCCACGCGCAGGAAGCCCCGGCGGAGGCGAGGGCGGCGCTGACGACGGCGGCGACGCCGTTCATGTTGGTCGCGCCGGAGAAGTCGAGGCCGGTGATGTCCTTGGAGACGCCGCCCACGGAAACGGCGAAGCTGCCGTCCTTGACGGAAGCCCACGCGGAAGCGTCGGCCTCGCCGTCGGAGAGGATGCCGCCCTTGAGGATGGCGGGGGTGGGGATTTTGCCCCAGCGTCCCACGCAGAGCTGCGCGGGGCGGGGGGACTGGGAGAAATAGAGTTCGGCGGCCCGGTATTCCGGGGCGTCCATGCCGAAGTCGGCGGCCACGCCGTCGATGCCGGTATAGGCGCGGAGGCGTTCCTCCATGTCGATGACGCCGGAAGCGCCGATGATGAGCAGCGTGCCGAAATTGCGCCGGGCCGCCGCCATCGGCTGAAGATTGATGCCGACGCGGACGACGCGGTCCACGCTCAGAGCTCGTGCCATGATAAAACTCCTGTCAGTTGCCGCGGATGCCGCAATCGGGCTGTTCCGCATGGGTGATTGCCACAGTGCCTTCCGCCGCCTTGCCCTGCGGGGACGAGGGCCCCCGCCGGAAGGTCAGCGTCAGATCCGCCCGCCCGCTCCAGCGCAGATCGTCAGGTACGCCGGGTGCGGAGGAAGCCGGAGGCGTGATCACGTCCCCTGCCTGCACCAGCGCGATGTTGGCGTGCCAGAGCGGTTCGCGGTTCTGGGAAATGTGAAGCCCCGCCTTCAGTTTCAGG